AGCGTAGTTAACACCAGCATTGAATCTCATAATCATTCTCACATTGTCAGAACCATCAAGTTCAGCCATATCAAGAACACGAACTTCACTTGAAGAACCATCAGTTCCAAAGAACATATTTGAAGTTCTTCCAGCAATCATTGTGTTGTCTGCCATTCCTGGTGCGTGAGCTAACGTAATCCCTATATATTGTAACGGAATATCGCCTTGTGCGTTGTATAAGTTAGCGTAACCAAGTTTTGCTTGTGCTTGAATATAGAATCTATAAGCACTTGTTGGAATCCAGATTTTCAGATCCTCTTTTCCAAAAACGGCAGTTGGTATAGTGTCCATTACTTTTCCAATTTCTGCAACTATATTGTCAGCGTTTAATGTAGTCGCACCAGCAACGTCATTGACATCAGCGTCAGCAAGACACAATTTTCTGAAACCATCAAATTGACCATTTGTGTCAGTTGTTCCGTCCCAAATAGATGTTTGGATTTCTGCTGAAACTTTCTCCGCAGTTTGTCCGATTAAATAATCAGTAAAAGAAACTGGCAACGTTCCGTTTAAACTGTTTGACATATTAGCACCTTCCCAAGATTTCAAAAATTCTTGTTTGCAAACTTGTGTGTTTACTTCTAATTTTTCTGGCGTTAGCACTCTTTCTGCATAAGTTACTGTCCCACTGTCTGTGAAGTCACAAGTTGCGTCAGCAACTAACCCGTCAGCCGTTCCACCAACTGTGATTTTTCGCAAGTTAGCTTTATACTCAACGTTGTTTAATACTGTTAATTCGCCATTGGCAATAGTTGGATTTGAAAGGAGACTTGCTGAAATATAACCTTGAGCTTCCTCACCCGCATAATTTGAAGTTACTGACTGTGCCAAATTATACTTTTTAGATAAATTCTTTTTCATTTTTTAAGTAATTTAGTTTTTGTTTATATAATAAGCAACCCTCTCTTTTACAGATAGTTTTGACAAATTAATTTCTTTATTGTTTACACTTGGCGAAACATTTACGCCTGAATTTGATGGCTCATTTTCCAAACTACCAAATTTTTCTTCTATTGAATTTAGTCGTGTTATGATTTCTCCCATAACATCAGCCGAAAGGTCTGTCGTTTCTTTTGACATTTCTTCGCCATAAACGGCTTTTTCTAAAGCGTCAACCTTGCTTTTAAGTTCTTCATAAGACTTGGCAAAGTCTTCTGTTTCTTTTTCTTCGCCTTTTTCTTTTGAAAGTTCTTCTTCAACAACAACTTCTTCTTCAACAACTTCTTCAACTTCTTCTTCGCCAAATCCAGCCACTTTGCTTTCAGCGTCAATTCTTATTTTTGTTCCATCTTCTAAAGTGTATATTCCTTCTGCAAGACTTTCAACCTCGCCAGAATCATTGATTACATAAACTTCTGCACCAATGTCAAAACTTTCTGAATCTGTTGCGATAACTCTTGCGTCATCTAAAATTGCTTCTGCATACATATTAATTTTGTATGTCTTCTTTTTTGAGAGTTTGAGTAACTCTTTGATTTTTTTGATTGAGTTCATAGTGACTTTTTTTTTATATATATTAAATTTTGTGTTTTGTTCCCTTTCAAACAATAAAACTATTTTTTAAGTCTGTTATTTGTTTGTGCTTTTGTGTATTTAGCTTTTTTTCTTTTGGTTTTTTTCTTTCTTTTTTTCATCAATTCTTGGTGACTTTTACAAGCCATAAAGAATGTTTCTCCGTCAATGTCGTGTGGGTGACTTCCGCTACAATTAAAAAACAATTCACCATATAGCTCGGCTTTTTCAATGTCCTTATATACTGGTGTTCCATCAAGTGTTTTGTCTGGTCTCAATTCCGCTTCCATTAATACGTTTTTTATTTCTTCTAAAACCTCTTTTTCTTCACACTCAACACATTCGTCTGCTAAATCTAAAATGTCTTCTTTGCTCATTTCAATTGCTTTGTCAACGAAATATCCTTCTATACTGAAACCACGCAAACGACCAGCTTTCACCTCTTTCCACACTTCTTCGTTATATACTTTCATTTTTACAAACCAACTTCCAATTGGAACGTCTTGAAAACCATATAAGTTTGACTTGTCGTTTTTGTCTTCTTTGATCCAAGTTTCAATCACAGAAACCCCCTCAACGTCTTTTTGATGTTCTAATGTTGCTTTGTTATTTTTCAAACCATTCATAAACAACTCTTGTGCTTTTTCAATAGTTTCTTTTGAAAAGAAAACAAGATACTCTCCGTCTTCTTCGTTATAGCGTGGTATCTCTTTTTCTGGTATTAAAGCAACACCGACAAGCGTCTTTTTTTCTTCGTCAACTTTAGCCATTGAAATAAATCCATCTTTGCTTAAAGCAACCCAGCCACGTTCAATTGCTGGATTTGACACTAAACTAATAGCTTGTATTCCAAATATGTCTTCCGTTTCGTCAATGATTAATTCTACAATTTTTGGTTTTTCCATTTGATTTATTTTTTATAAATATATATATGTTTGTTTTGTTTACAATGTTGACTGAATTTCAAGTTCTTCTTGCAATGCTTGTGAGTTAGATATATCACTTTCAACCACAAACGCTTGAACTGGTTGCATACCATTTTGGTTTGGTGTTACTGACAACAATTGATTAGGTGTCAATGAGAAACTTGCTGACGATTGGTCTCGTGTTGTTGATGGAACTGAACCACCACCACCACTATTTGAACCGCCTTTTCTGTCAACACTTGTTGATTTTATTTGAGCCACATTTCTCAAACCACTTGCAAGAATACCAGCACCAGAAATAGCACCAAAAATTCCACCTTGAGCAAGTGCCTTATTAACACCAGCGTATGTGTCAATCAATGCTTGACCTATTGCCATTGTTTTTCCCGCTTTACT